ACGACTTGAGCAGGACATCGGCGGGTATCTCCAAGGCTGCGCCAATTTGCATGGCGACCGAGCGGACGAACGGGTCAAACTGGTTGCCCGGTCGCTTGGGGTCGTTGAAGGTGATGTGCTCGCCCGGCAGGAGCTGACGGATGCCGCCGGGTTCGGGTTCCAGCTGGCTCAAGTCGCGCTGCACCTCCACTTCTTCGTCCCCGTCCTCGTCCGTCACTACGCCTTTTGGGGCGTGCGCTCCCAGAATAGGGGCATCCGTCACCTCGCTGGTAATGTAGCCGGAGAGGTAGGTCTCCATGAGAGCGGCGACGCTTTCGGCTTTGAGGTACTGCCCCAGCTGCATGATGGACTCCATGACGGGCGCAAGGAAAGGCACGCCCCGCAACTGTTCCGGGCGCTCAGCGTCCATCAGGTGCAGGATGTTAGGCATGCCGGAGGCTCTGCCGTACTTTTCAATGCGCTCATATTGGAGGGGTGTTCCCTCGGACGGGTAATCGCTTGCCACATGGTAGGCGCAGACCTGCCCGGTCTGCTTGTCCACCTCCACCCCGTCGTAAATCTTGTTACCGTTGCCTGCCGTGGCGTAGTTGAGGGCGGAGTCATAGACCGCGCTGCCCGGCGTGCAAATGCGGTCGGCCTCGACCAGTTGCAGCCGCAGGGAATAGGGGCAAAGCGCGGTAGGTTGGCCATGACGGAGCAGGCAGAATGCGTCGCCGCTCATCTTCCAAGCGGCAAGGGCGAGCTGCTGGAGCTCGTAGAAGTCATGAAGCCCGGCAATATCCGAGGCTTGTTTCGATTCCGCCCAGAGGTCAAATTCGCGTTCAACGTGTCGCGCCCATGTTCTGGCCTGTTCTCGGGTTATGCCCAGCGATTCAAAATCCGGCATCACGTGCAGATGGAGGCCTCGCCCGACGACGGATGTCCGCAAGCTCTTGATGGCGGAAGTAGCAAGCGGCGCACCCATGTACAGGGAACGCGCCCGGCTCCGCAGGGTGCGGGTATGGCGTGTGATGTCGCTCTGGGGCGAGTATGAGCGGGCGGCAAAACCCGCGAACGCCTGCCGGGAATGGCTGGCGGCTTGGTCTCCGTATCCGCTGTTGACGACACGCAGCGACATGACGCCGGAGGCTGTCGCTGCCCGTTGGAGCAACCTCTCTTTTGCCGTTCGTCTTTTGTGTCTGCCCATGGTGTCAGAAGCGCGGTGTGAAGTGGAGGCAAACGCGTCGGGTCGTGCCGGAAAGGTCAGCTTCGAGGTCTGCTATTTCCGCTTGCAGCTTTTTCTGCCAAGCGAGCAGGTCTGATATGCTCATGGCGTAAGCCGCCGCTTGCCGGGTACCCACGCCGTAGGACTGCTTCTTTCCCCGGGCAATATCGCGCAAGGCTTGGCGCACAAGGGCTAAATCGTCCTTGCACTCCGCTATCCTCTCCTGAATCTCAACACGTGTTGCCATCACCGCACATTGTACAACACAAAAGGTCTCAACATGGATGGAAACAGTTGAGCGGTTGCATTTTTTTACGAAAGCATGTCTTTGAGCTTACTATTCCGCTTGACTGGCATAGCCTTTTGCGTTTTCCGCCGCGTGCCGGGCTCTTTCAACAGGGCTGCGGCAATCGCGTCTAAATCGGGATTCAGCACTTTGAGGGCTGCCCTGGCGTAGTTTCGGCAGTCGAGGGCTTCGTTCCTTTCATGCCCGGGCAGCTTTTCCCACTTGACAATGTTGCCCCGTACAACTTCGCTCTCGGACAGCAGCCCGGAATACCAACGCCTGTCATACCCGCGTTCTTCGCCTTTTGGCAGGTGCATGTAGTTGGCTCCCGGCTCCTGCACCGAAACCGCCTGCATGATGGCAGCCTTGCCCGCATTGACCCCGATGACATAGAGCCAGTAGCTTTTCCGCTTGTCTTGGTCAATGGGGAGCTTGGACGGCGGGTTGACAAAGGGCTTGCCAGCCTTGCCATTCCCCTTGATGGCGTAGACCCCCAGAGGGGCGCGTGCTGCTGTCCGTCGTGCGATGTCATTAGTGTAGTTGCCGTCGCCGGAGTCGACGAAGGTCAGGGAGATGCGCAGCCCGCGCCCGTTTCTGAACCGATACACGCGGCTGATGAGGCTGTCCAGCTGCTCCCATGTCGGGTCATCAGCCGGGCTGCCCGGAATGTACCCTGCCTTAATGCCCCAGCTTTCGCCGTATCGTCCCCAGCCGACAATCTCATATTGCAGGTAGGTATGTTGGCAGTCAACCCCGCAGGTGAGCACAAGAGGGGCGTTTGTTGTCCCCGCATCACCCGGCAGGTCTGCTTCCTCCGGGTATGCCTCGGCTCGCCCCATCAGGGTTTCTTCGTCTTCGTTGGCGTGCCGGATTTCCCACAATTCGCCCAGGGTCGTATTCATGAAGACCTTGAGCTTCTCCGGGTCTGCTTTGGCTTCGCAAAATTGCTGGCAGATGCCTTTCCATGACGACCAAGGGGAGACAAAGCCGTTCAACCAGAATGAGCGGGCATGATGGGTTGTCAGGGCGGACGGATTTTCAGCAACCCACTTGCTGGGTTGACGTTTTGCATCGTGCTCGCTGGTCAATTGGCCGCAGCCCGGGCAACGCCAGCCGCGTACCGTCACTTCCCAGCTTAATCTGCCTGCGACCTTGGTCGGCTGGGCATCAAAGCGGATGTCGTCAAACTTGATTTCATGGTATTCACCGCAGTGGGGGCATTGTGTTTTCCAGCGTTCCATGGTGCCACGGTAGTAGAGGTATTCAATTTGGCTTGCGCCTTTAATGGTGGGGGTGCTCACAGCGACCCGCTTGCGGTTGAAGAAGGTCGTTTGACGCTTTTTCGCCAGTTCCCACGGGTCGCCGTCTCTCCCTGCGCTGGGTGCCCAGCGGTCAAGCTCGTCCCCGATGATATAGCGCACAGGCTTTGAGGACAGGTCGCTGGGGCTGTTGCTGCCGACAAGGTTCACCATGCCGCCCGGAAATGACTTCATCAGCACTGTTGCCGATGCTGTCCGCCCCCGCTGTTTGATGTCTTTGACTTTGGTTGCAAGGGCAGGGGTGCCGCGCAGGTTCGGTTCAAGGCGGAGGCGCGAAAAATCCCGCGCCACATCCTTTGTCGGGTGGATGTAGATGATGGTTCCGGGGTCTTGATCGATGATGTAGTCGATGCAGTTCAGCTCCAGTTCGGACTTGCCCACCTGCGAGGGTGAGACGACAGTGATTTCTTCCACAAGCGGGTCAGTGAATGCGCGCATGGGTTCGCGCATATAGGGCGTGCGGGATGTGCGCCAACGTCCGGCTTCCGCCGCCAGACCGCCGTCAAGGATGCGGTACTTGTCCGCCCATTCATCGACAGTCAGGGCTTCTGGCGGTGTCCAAAGTGCCGAGACCTCGGAAAACAGCCTCGACAGGCTCTCTTTCTGCGCGGCTCTCATTCCTCATCATCGTCGCCAATGTCCAGAAAATCGCCGTCTTCCTCTACCAGCTGCCTGAATCGGTCAGGGTCATACTGTTTTTGTCGCATTTCATCCATGACCGAGAACAGGGCATCCCTCAGACATGTTGCAATTTCGTTTTCGCTGCTGCACATGCGCAGGTCATGGGCAATGCGTCCCGGCAGAGATGTCAGCGATGCTTTTGTGTCCAGTATCATCCCATTCATGAGCTGACGGACGTGGGCGGCCTCGTGCACCTCCCCCCGCCGCTTCCTCAACTCAATCTGCATGAGAGCGGCCTTGTGCTCCTTGTAGTCGGCATCGGCTGAGATGGCTCGCTGCTTCTCGCTTTGGGCATCCTGCCGCGACATGAGGTGCTTTGCCAAGGCAACAAGGCTTTTGAGCAGGTGGTACCTCTGCCCAAATTTTGTCTTTTCCGTGACCAGTGCGCCATCCGCCCGCAGCTGCTGGACGCGCCGCACCGTCATGTCAAGGATTTTTGCCAGGTCTTCGGCGCGCACATACCCCGAGGCCTGTTCATCCCGTTTCATCTCGTCATCCGTCATCTTCTGGCAGCTCTGCAATTTCTATTTCTCCTAATCGTTGTGCTGCGGCTTTTGCATCCCCTTTGACAAATACAAGCACATTTTGGTGGACTTTTGATACCTTGCGAGATGTCATCATCGGCCTACGGCAGACGATGGCTTTTGAAGCAATCTGCGTCAGGAGGACACACTCATTCCAGTAGCGATACCCGGCATCCAGAAACGCTTTGATTGTGTCGCCCAGAAAATTGTAATAGCTACCGTCTTTTCTGCGCACCTCACCAACAACCCACACAGCGAAAGAATCAGGGGCAAGCTTGTTGTAGCTCTTGGCAATGATAGCCCGATAGACCCGCAGGAACTCATCATAAGACATATTGGACAGGTCTCGCGGGTCGTCAGAATACACCTCAAGGTCGGCATAAGGGGGACAGCTCAGCATCATTTGGTAATTTTCATCAGGCAAATTATCAAGTTCTACGCTGCTATCACCTGATAACCAATGCGGAATAACATTTTCGGGGGGGGGTAATAACAACTCTGCTTGCCGTCGATTGGCTTCCACTTGCTCTTGCCTCAAATCTATGCCTGTATATTCCCTTTTCATTTTGGCTGCTACGATACCGCGCACGGAGCCTCCCGCAAAGGGATCCAGTATACCATCGCCGGGTTTAGAAAACCACGCGTAGGCAAGTTCGCAGAGAACAGGGTCGAAGATGGAAGTTCCCGCCCACGCGCCAGCGTGCTCGTTTGTTTTTTTCGCTAGCTTTTCAAGCCCCTTATACAAGACTTCGCGCGTTTCTTCGCTGTGTAATCCGGCATCAATCCATGCCCGTTTCCGTTCCTGCCACGCAGGTTGACGTGCATCCAGAGTAGTCAGGGGCGGCACAAGGAACGTGTCGCTCAATAGTTCGCCTCCGTCTTTATCCCAAGAGTTTTTTTCGCCCATTAGCTCTGCAATATCCGCGTCACTAAAACCAGTCAGTGGCACATAATCGGGAGCGTCGCTTTGGAGGTCGGCAAGCACAGAGGACAAAATTCCATCATCCATTTCCGCCAATTCAGCGATTCGATTATCGGCGAGCATATCGGCGGTTTCCGCCTCATCGCTTTCATAGTGCTGTACCTCGACAGGCACTAGCTGGAAGCCCGCTAGCCGTGCCGCCTGATAGCGGCCATGCCCCTTGACGATAAGGCCGCTTCGGTCACTCACCGTCACAGGCTGTCGCCAGCCGTTGCCCCTGATGATTTCTGCCAGCCGCTCAAGCTGGAACTGGGGGTGCTTGTTTGGGTTGCGGGGATTTTCTCTCAATTCGGCGATACCGCGCATTTCCGTATAGCGGCAATATACCTCTGGTTCATGCTGTTCTGTATTCATATTCGCTCAAAATACTAAAAGTGGGAGGGGGTGAAACTAAAACGGATTTTCCAATTGGAAAATTCACGCTATTTGGGGTCGAGCCGAGCGCAAGGGAGCGGGGGGCAGACAGTACCTATGGGCGTGTGTAGGGTCATGCAAGGCCAAATCGCTGTCTGTTATGCTTGAAACGGTCGAGGATGAGCGCATTGAGCGCGGGACGCCAGATGTCTACCACTTTAGGATTCATGATAGCCTGAGGCAGCGAGGTGACGCCGTGCGCCCTAGGTGTCCTGTGCTTCGGTGTAGCTGCAACAGCCATGAGCTTTCCCCCATTACCGCTCATGACAAATATCCTGTTGCCTCCTTGTCCCGAAATCGTTGCGGGACGCCCCTTGTAGGTCTCAATGCTGACCTTATATGGAGCGGGGACAGAGTACTTCCGTCCGTTCCTTTGTATCTTCTTTCGCTTCTTCGGTGCCGCTTTCTTCTTCTGTCCATTAACGCGAACAGCCCAATCCGTGGCAGACTTGCGGCCAGTAAAAATGAACGACAGGCTGGAAACCGTCTTGCCCGCAACCCGCATGCGCACCTTGCCCTTAGACTTAGGCGACTTGATAGCTACAATATACGACTGCGGAGCCGCATAGACCTTGGCAGTGGCAGCGGAAAACCTCTTAGGAGCGCGACTCTTGAGGTCGGAAATAGTGGCGCACTGAGCCCGCTCATACCGCTCACCTAAAGCGTGCAGCTCATTTACCGCCTCCAACACGCCGTGAACATCAACTTTCAACCCAGCCATAACTCTTGCAACTTACGTCCCATCTCTCCTGCCAAATCCCGCCCATCGAGACCCCAGCCAAAACGCGCCAAATCATCCGCGCAAACATACTTGTGCCCGGCGCGAGCCTTGAGCTCCCGCCAATCCCTCCAAGGCACCAGCCCGAAACAGGAAAACCCGAGGCAAACCAGCACGCCGAAACGCCCCATCCAGCACAGCCTCAAACTGCGCCCCATGAGCCTTGTTCCGGCTACCCCGAATACAATCAAGCATTGCCATCGACATACGCCTTGACCCCCTCCGCCACTGCCTGCATCAGCCGCCCGGGATCCTGCGCAAGCATGCGGCAATCCTTTTCATTCGTCACAAACCCGCACTCCACCAGTACCGCCACAGGGCGCGTATTGTTCAGCACATACAAATCCTTGCGCCTCGCGACCCGGTTCGCCCGTCCCGGCATCAACGGACAAAGGCGCGCTGCAATCGCCGCCGCCAGCCGTCTCCCTGACTCCGAAACGTAGCAAACGTGGGCACCGTGGGCTTCCGGGTTGTCCGAGGCGTCGCAATGCAGGGAGATAGACAAGGTGCAATCCCTAGAGTTAATCGCCCGCACCGTCGCCGCCAAATCCCCCCGATTATCCAAATCAGGGAAATCAATCACATCCGCCTGCACCCCGGCCTCTTCCAGATAAGCCTTGAGCAACGGAGCCATGCGAGCGCACAGCTCATGCTCCTCCTGCCCGCACCCCCGCGCACCCGTCATACGCGCGTGGCCAATGTCAATCGCAACCATCATTTCTGCACCTCCAACCTATGCCATTGCTCCAAATCGGTAATACGCACATTAAGCTCCGAAAGCTGACTGGCCACCTCACGGTAAGCCTGCACCTGCTCCCGCATCAACGCCCGCATATCGCCATACATGACACCCGCAGCAACCAGCCCCA